TGAATTCCTTACATTCGTTACATTCGTTACATTTATAGGTTACAAGAGGACGGCCTACATTTGTTACACTAGTTGCAGAATCAGGAGCTGCACCTTAAGTCGATGGAATCCTAACACAATGGATTGACTCTACTCAGTTTAGTGGCGTTTACTGTGTGACTAGTTCCTGCCAAGGCGTTAAAGATGTACGTTAATTCATCTCGTGTGTCCGTGGACGTTAACGGAAGTGTGATAGTAGGGCAGTGGATGAGCCAATCTGAAGCTGATACGACTATGCTTACCCCAAGCGAAGTGTCATTGGTAGACACATTAATCTTACCCCTGAAACAAACAGGTTAAATAGACAACCGTTGGAAGTTAGTGTCGTGGCTGATACAACTGAAGACATTGAGGAGGTTTTCCGGATGTTTACAAAAGATGACTTGAAGGCATATCAGGCTGTCGAGCGTCCGAGGTATTTTTCTACCTATTCTAGCAAATTATGGAATCCGCCCAGTGACGAAGTTGCGAACCGTTTCTGGAGGGCTACGATCCATAAATCCGGCGAGGAAGTGTTATGGGACCTTTGCGATGCAGTCGAAACCACAACTGGTATTCACTTGTCGAAGAGTGAGCTAGTCCCGCGATCTAAGTATGAACCTGAGATGCTTTATCCTTGGGCGAGGAAATATGAAAGCGGTGGGCAGATGGGAGATTATGATAAGGAAATCCTTGAAGCCTCTTATCGCAAAGTTCGAAGAATGTTCCTGATTAAAGGTCTTGCTCCTGATCCTTTGGAGAAGGCAAAGTGGGAAGCTGTTGAGAAAGAAGACGGTGAGTACCGCGATAAGAATGCAGGCCTGCCTACCCTCAAATCTAAGGCTGAGGTTTATCCTCAAGCTATTCAAGAGGCTAAACGTCTTCAGGCTAACCAGAAGATGTCACCCCCTCCGTTGGTGGTTTTCCACAGGGGTAAGAATCTTGAAGAGGTTCGTGGCGTTCAGGGCTTTCCTTTCAGTATGTATTTACTTGAAAGTAGGTTCTTTTATCCGTACCAGCAGAAAGTGATTAAGCATCACACGCCGTATACTGGAGGCCGATATGATTTCGAGACGTCCGTTTTGCTTAACGAGGTTCGGGTTAAGAGTAGATTTATACTCGAATTAGATTACTCGAATTTTGACGGCTCTATATCATCCACCTTAATTGGTTATGCTTTCCGTATTCTTCATGATTCGTTCGTGATGGATGAGCAGGATGAGAAAGATTGGTCTAGGATAACCCGGTATTTCGTGACAGCACCTATGCTGTGTCCTGATGGTCGCG